CCACGCGCAGCACCGTAAATGAGAGAGTTGTTGACAATCACCGGCTGCACGTTGGATGCCCCGATATAACTCTGCGGCTTTACGGATACTGATGTAGGAGTGATAGCGTCAGAGTTGATAGACGTTACCCGCCATTCAGCAGCAGAAGTCAACAGCAGCAGTTGTGACAATGGCACAATATGCCTGATGGTGTTGGCTTCACGTGCCGCCACGCGGAACGATATACGGTCATCATCCCGGATCGGCAAAGAGTAGGACATATCAGATTCAGTTCCGCTCTTGGTCATCCAGATTTGTTGAGGGCTGTTGGCGGTTCCGGCAAAACACCGCCGTTGCTCGTTGTACGATACTGCTCCAGGGTAGTTGCCAGTTGAGTTGAATACCGTGTCATAGGTCGGCGGTGTCTGCGATAGGTCCGGCGCTATGTTATCGTCAACCAGAGACAGCCCCGTTGTCCGACCGATGTACCCATACAGGCCACCCTGCATTTTGTAGACGTTGTAAGCACCGGCCCCGGTAGCCGCCGACCATGAGATTGTAACGGTTGCCCCGGTTTCAAACAGGTTGCCGGAGGCTGTTGCAACAGTTGACTGTGCGGATTCGCTGATAAGATCAGCCGCAACGGTGGTCACTACGTATGAATACGTGTACTTGGCCGCAGTGTGTCCGGCAGCGGTTGCTGTCACTGATGTAGGAGCTGATACTGCAGATGCAAAGCTGATGGTTGATAGCACCCAGTTGGTTGCACCAAGCCGTCGCAGCTCTTTGGGCGGATAGTTTGGATGCACCAGAGTCAGCACGTCAGATGATTGCACATAGTGGATGTCAAAAAGGTCGGCTTCGGCATAGGTATTTGATACTTCATACGGGCTTGCACCGCTCAACACAGTGCCACCAGCAGTATGGAATCGGAAGTACCCAGCGCCCAGTTCTATAATCATAGTCTGCGTGGTGTTGAAGGTGAAGGGTATCATCCTTGTTTTTTTTGATGAGTCTTTCACTTCGCGCACAAACTGAAAGCCTGGCCTGTTTTCTGCGGGTCCGGTTGGCTTGGTAATAAAGTTGCGGCACAATGCAAGCCCTGACTGGAATTTTGCATCTGCGATCTGGCCGAACATCTCCGGCGACATCTCGCCACCAGAAAAAGACCTCTGAAATGTACGCAGGTTAGCCATTGACTATCTCCCTAACAACCACGGCACATTGTGCGAGGGCGCTATTTTGCGGGATGCGGAATCGTTCACGCTGGCTGTAGTCAGCAGCGCCCTCATTTGCTGCAGACACCGCTTTGATTCAGCAGATCCTGCGTCACCCTTGATAATGGGACCGGCCAGCATCGAAGCCAGGTACCACGTCAGGCATGCGGTAAATAGTTGGCTGAACCTGGTAGTGTCTGTAACGTGTGCCGTGTAGCGAAGAACAGCGTTTTCCTGGTTGGTAAGTATCACCAGTGCGCCGCTGATTGTTTCTACCTGGAACGGCTGCGGAGAATATCCAGCAGATAAGTCACTGTACACATCGTCATAACTTACGCTGTAATCACCTCCGCTGTCCGTAGGAAGAACCGCCAGTGCCGTCAGCATGCCGTTAGGTGCCTGATATGCGTATTCCCAGCCATCAACACTGCTCGACAACAGCGCCAATGTTGTGCGCTTGGTAGCAAATGACCAGTTGTGCATTTCTAACAGGGTATCTCTCGCGACAGGGTAGAAAAGAGCGCAATGCTCTGCCTGTGCAGATCCTTCAGGGGGATTGATGCTGGCAACCGTGGCGGAGTCGCCAAGGTAGGCCAGCGCAAGATTGCATATCTGGACTTCAGAGGACACGGCCACCTCCTAAAAAGAAGGGCGGTTATTACACCGCCCTGTTCTGTTACTCTTCGGGGCTGTCCGGCTCTTCGGCCTTGCGTCTGCCCCTGGTTTCTTTGATCATCTCAAGGTTGCTGCCTGGCTTGCCGTCATATTCCACGGTTTCGCCAGGCTCAAGCAGGGTGTTGTTGATAAACGACTTCTCGAGCACTTTATAAGTTGGCATGGTTGGTCACTCCTTATGCAGCACTAAAGCCGGACGGATAGAACTTCATGCCATCCTGTACGGTTTCAACTATGTCTGCGGTCACGGTGCCAGCAGTAGCGCTAGAACCACCGACCGTATAGCTCGCGCCAAGGTACCGCTCTCCAAGTGAGCCAATAACAGGCGGAATCTGCACCACGTGCTGCTTGCCAGCGGCAAGGTTTCCAGATGCGAGAGTAATAGCCCCGGTACTTGCCAGTACAGTGGGCGAACCAAGCGCGGAATCGTTATCTGTCACCACGTTAAAAGTCAGGCTGGTCAGTGTGGCAAAGCCGGTGCCGATGGTGAACACCATATACAGCGGCTTTCCTTCGCCAATCTCGCGGCTGGTGCCGAGGTCAATCTTGTCGGTAGATACAGCTGATGCTGTCACCGCCTGAGCGTCAGAGACGCGTAAAAGCTTATCGGTAATCATGATGATGCTCCTTTCAAAAGGGTAAGGGGCGGCTATGAACCGCCCCGGTTAATTAGGATACAACCGATTCAGTGTTAAGCAGTGCGTCAACCTGCCGCAGCGGAACGCCCAGGAACGACAGCCAGCTTTGTGGAGTACCAAACTGAGTCAAGCCCTCGTTGATTTTAAGCACGTTCTGGCTCTTGTCCAGGGCTGCCAAAGCAAGGCCGCTGTGAACAG